CCAGTTCAACGCGGATTCCGTGGGAATCGTGGCAACGACCGGTTATTCCAAAGGCATCGTCGAAAAATATGGCCCGGAAACGTTCGGACTGATGGCCGAAAACTGGTTGGCCGTCTTTGTCGAACGTGGCGCATACGACGAATTGATGAACGAATTACGAATCATACTAAATGGGACAAACTAACGCACCGGTAATACCGAACGCGATTATGTTGGATGCACACATCGCGGAAATACAGAACGGATTGATTGAGAACGTGACGTGGTTGGACGCCGCGTTTGGACGTTGTCAACGCCTTTCGAAGATGATGAACGGCAAACGTATCATCACGCCCAACGTGTATTGCGGAGGATGGAACGGACACGGCCCGAACGATTACATTGAGGTTTCCCCGGATTCCAAGATTGGGAATTTCTCATTCTTCGAAATAGACGATCCGCAAACGATCAACGCCGGACCGTGGGCGCGTGAAATAACGGCCCCGTTCGGGCTGATCGTGTGGTTTGATCTGACGCGCATTTACAACGTGGCCGACAACCGGAACACGGAAAAGTTGAAAGCCGACATCTTGCGCGTCTTGAACGGCCGGGCCGGTTGGCATCTGTCAGAGGGACGGATCACGATAAACCGGATATACGAACGGGCCGAAAACATCTATAAGGGCTATTCCCTTTCTGAAATTGACAACCAATTTCTGATGCACCCGTTCGGCGGGTTCCGCTTTGACGGGGCGTTGGAATTCGAAGAATACTGCAATGGAACTGTTTAATTTCATCTGTTGGGCCGTGGTCATCGCACTTGCGGCCGCTTTTGCTTTGGGCCTTGCCGTGAAATGGGGAATACTGGAATGGTTACAGGTCCACGCGCCAAACGAATTTTTTGGCAAGATGTTCAATTGTAAGTTCTGTTGTTCATTTTGGGTTGGCGTCATTATTTCGCTAACTTTGTGCGTGATAACGGGCCAGTGGATGATAATGTTGGCCCCGGTTTGTACAACGGTAATAACACGCGAATTATGGTAACGGCCAAGATTGGGAAACACACCGTCGAATACTTTGACACGATCGAAGAATTGCCGATCGTGCGTTTCCATAAATACCAAAAGTTGTTGTTAGTTGATGCCGGCATCGGGTCTGACATCGCCGCGTTCGATCAGCACGTCGAACGCGTCCGCCGCTATATTGCGGCCGAAAAACCGGAAAGCGCACAAAAGGAACTGGAAAACTTGCGCCAATGCGTTTATATGGTTCAGAACGGCATCAGCCCGCAACACCGGGCGTTTGCCGTGCTGGTCACGAAGATTGACGGCCAAGAATGTAACGATCTTTCCGATGACGCGTTGAACGCGATAACGGAGAGGTTGAAAGACGCACCCGCGAAAGATGTGGCCGCCCAATTGGAAGCGGCCAAAAAAAAAATTGACGCGGAACTGATGATGTATTTCCCGTCCCTGTTCAATGATTCGAATGTGAAAGAGTATTACGATTTGTTGCGCAAACGGACTTTGGAAATCTTGCGGGGTATTATCGCCGGGAAAGAGAAGCCGGCCGATACGGATATAGTGGAGAAATTGACAACGGCATTGGTGACGTATTCCAATCCGAAAGTGTTTACCGGGCCGAACGGTTTGGAAATCCAGTTCGACCGCCAATTTGAAAACCTGTGTTTGGTTCTGTCCGAACAGTTGCACGTCGAACCCAAGAAATATTCCGTACTGGAATTCTACAATGCGTTCGATTTCGTCAAGGAACGGCAAAGACAGATGGAAAAGGCCACCAAACGGGGCAAGAATTGACGCGAACGGGCCGGGACGTATAATTTACCGGCCCGACAATATAAGACGAAAATACGGGACTTTTTAACAAAATAAGATATGGACAACCCAATCAAATATTCCGATCTAATCATTGACGATGGCGCAATACAATCGTTAATGGATTCGTTGGACGCACTGTTGGCCAAGTATCTTGACACGAAACAAAAGATGCAAGCGGCCGCCGGCGATTTGGCGTCCAAGATGCAAAATTTGTCCGGTGCAACAGACGAACAACGGCAATCCATTACGTTGTTGACCGCCGAATCCGACAAACTGGCAAAGGCATACGAACAAACCAACGTGGCGGAACGCGAAACTTTCCGCCGCCGTCAAGAAGTTATCCAAGCCGTCAAGGAAGAACAGACCGTTGATAAACTTTTGGTCCAAATCAATAATTCCGTTGAGGGGTCCTACAATCGTTTGTCTGCGCAATACCGGTTGAACAAAATTCGGTTGAACGAAATGTCGGCAGAACAACGGCGCACGGCCGGTGTTGGCAAGGAGTTGGAACAGGAAACCCGCGCGATCTACGAAGAAATGTCCCGGTTGCAAAAGGCAACGGGCAAATACACTTTGGAGGTTGGCCACTATCAGAACGCGTTGATGGGATTGCCCGGTCCGCTTAATCAAGTTGTGCGCGGTTTCTCCAATATGCGCACGGGTCTTGGCGCGATTTCGAATTCCAGTTTGCCGCTTGCGCAAAAGGCGATGCAGGGTTTCGGCGTCGTGATGACTGGAACAATCGGAATTCTGATGACGTTTGTCCGCTATCTGACAGGATCGGCAAAGGCTATCCGGGAATTCGAACAGGCGAACGTGAATTTGTCAACCATTCTTGGCGTCAACGTCAAGGAAATGTCCGCGTTGACTGATTCGGCCTTGCAGTTAGGGCGCACGACCGAATACACGGCCCGTCAAGTTACAGACTTGCAAACATCGTTGGCGAAACTTGGATTTGGTCAAGGTTCAATTATTGCGATGCAGAAATCCGTGTTGCAATTCGCAACGGCCGTTGGTGCAAATCTTGGCGATGCCGCACAAGTTGCCGGATCAACATTGCGGGCATTCAATCTGACAAGTAAGGACACGGAAGATGTGTTGGCAACGTTGGCGGTTGCAACGAACAAATCCGCATTGAATTTTGAGAAAATCCAAAATTCGATTGGTACGGTATTCCCGGTTGCGAACGCATTTGGCCTGTCTGTTAAAGATACGATCGCGTTGTTGGGCGCGTTGGCTGATGCCGGCTTCGACGCATCTTCCGCCGCCACGGCGACCCGTAATATCATTCTGAAATTGGCCGACGCCAACGGCAAGTTGGCAAAGGCGATGGGCGGCCCGGCCCGGACGTTCGATGAAATCATCAATGGGTTGATTTCTTTGCGCAAGGCCGGAACAGATTTGAACGAAGCATTGGAATTGACAGACCGCCGGTCAGTTGCGGCATTTTCCGCATTTATCTCCGGCGCGGAATCCGCACGGGAGTTGCGGGGAGAACTGGAAGATGTTTCCGGGGAACTTGACCGCATCCAAAGTGAACGTTTGAATACTGTTGAGGGATCAACCAAATTGCTGAAATCCGCGTGGGAGGGTTTGACACTTGCATTCCGCGAATCGAATGGCGCGATCAAGACAACTATTGATTGGTTGACAAAGTTGGTTGCGGCAACGCAACGCGCGTTTTTCCCGACCGACACGTTCATTTCTGAATCCGCCGATAAATATACAAAGCAATTCCAAGATTATTACGCCAAAAATGGCGCGGAAGCAGCAACGGCGTTCATCAATAATTTTGCCGATTCTTATGAAAAGCAATCCGAAAAAGCATCGAAAGACGCCAAGTTTGACGGAGTGTTAAATAGGTGGTTCGGATTTGGCAAGAAACAGGAAATGGCCAAAGTGACCGCCAATTCATTGACGGCCATTCGGCAAGCCGCCAATATTGTAAATCAGCAAATCAAAAACGATGCTGATGAAGCGGCCGCACAAGCCGCGCGCGCGGCGGAAGAAGCGGCCGAAAAGGCCGAGGAACTAACAAAGGAAGAAAAGAAGCGCATTGAGGCCGCCAAGAAACAACGATTGGCCGATTTGCGCGCCGTGGTCGAATCCATCAATTTGGAAATATCCACGACGGAAGCCGGAACGGAAAAGATGTTGCAATTGCGGTTGGATAAGATTGATGCCGAACGCCGCGTTGAATTAGAACAAAACAAACAAAAGGTTGCGTCCGAACGTCAGACGGAAGCGGCCATCAATGCCAAATATGACAAACAAAAGTTGGACGCCGAAAAGCAATTCAACAATGAGGTTTCCAAACTGACTGTTCAACGTCTGCAATCCGAACAACAGGCCATACAACTGGAAATCGCCATCACGGAAGATGGTACGGACCGGATGTTGGAATTGCGCTTGCAGAACATCGAAAAACAACGCGAAATTGAAATTGAGCAAAACAAACAGAAAGACGAAAAGTTGCGCCAAGACGAACAGGCGATCAACGCCAAGTACGATGCGTTGAGGTTGCGCGAAACGGCCGATTTCAATAACAAGATAGCACAACGGGATTTGGCCGCGTTGCAAGACTTACAACAGGCCGAATTCGATCAGTTGGACCGCAACGAACGTCAGAAAACCATCTTCCGTTTGGAACAGGAAAAGGCCCGTTTGTTGGCCGTTCTTGAACTGAACAAGACGGCATCCAAGAAGATGACGCAACAGGAAATTGACGCCATCAATGAAACGATCAAGGCCATCAAAAAGGAGCAAAGCCGTATCGGATACAACAACATTTACGAATTACTTGGAATCGGGTTGGATTCGGACCAACAGGACGCATTGAACACGGCCATTGATTCGGTAAAGGACGCCATCGGTTCGATCGCCGATTCTTGGAAAGATGCCGCCGATGCGGCCGTCAATGCGGCCAGCGCACAAGTGGATGCGGCGCAACGCGCTTTGGATGCTGAAATCGAAGCCCGGAACGCCGGATATGCCAACAGTGTATCAATGGCACAAAAAGAACTGGACCTGGCCCGCAAGAATCAAGATTCCGCGTTGAAAGAAAAGCAAAAGGCCGAACGGGCGCAATTGCTTATTGATTCCGTAACGCAAGCCAGTTCGTTGGTCACGGCATCCGCAAACATTTGGTCCGCGTTCAGTAAGGCCGGCGTGTTTGGCCCGGCACTGGCCATCGCGGCCATTGCAACGATGTGGGGATCGTTTGCGGGCGCAAAGATCAAGGCGTTGCAAGTTGCCGGACAGACCGAAAAATACGGCGATGGAACTGTCGAACTGTTGCAAGGCGGAAGCCACGCAAGCGGTCACGACATTGATCTTGGAACGAAGCCGGACGGGACGCGCCGTCGCGCGGAGGGCGGCGAATACTTTGCCGTTATCAACAAACGGAATTCGCGCCGTTATCGCAACGTGATCCCCGACGTCATCCAATCGTTCAACAACGGCACGTTTGCAGACCGTTATCAGCGCGCGAACGCGGCGATGGCGGGATATGCCGTCGGGA